GTCCAGTGTTACCCCTGGGCTTGATGCCTATCTCATCCATTATGCCTAAAGTGGAACGTCCAACAGTGGCGTTGATAGGAAATAGCTCAAAGAAAAATCTTCGGCTATTGAATAATTTAATACAGTGGCTCCCCTAGTTGCTAAAACGTTAGGTTCCACTGTGTACGACGGTCTTTCGATAAACTTAGACTCATCGAGTGCTAGAGTGCTTCTTCCTGAAGTAAACTTCAGGTTTGAGTAATATGGGAGTTCGTACTCTAGCATAGGTCTGACAGTTGCTATGTCATGAGTTGTTCCGCACCAATTTGAAATACGAGGACGAAACGTTGACGTCGACACAGCTGTTTGGACTGTATAATTTGGTGTGGCATATAACGGTTTTCTGGTGACCATACACATGTGTGAAGTTCCTGGAGTTTCTCCACGTACAATGCCCAAACGCATGCCACCGCGCATACACACATAGGCTGACACTATATATTGAAAAATACTCGGAATAGTGTTCAAAGTATGTACTCCAGTTGTATTTGAAATGGGTATCAATGGATAATGCGGTACATCAAACCAATAGAACTGCGCTGAAATATTGCCAGTACTCAAAGTATAATAAGTGATGTAACGCGCCAGCATTGTACGCACTGATGCAATCTGTTCACCAAAATAAATATTGTTCAATCCTTTTACACTTGATGAAGGTCCCATCACTTCATCTGGTTCTTTGCCACCAGGTCTCATCTTTCTGGCTTCTTCGGCACTCTGAGGTGTTAAATCAACGGCACGATTGACGGTCATTTTATACAAACGCGTCGCTGACTCTTCATTTGCGGGGAAAAAATCAAAATACAAGTAGCCATCTGGTTTTGGCTTCACGGATACAACACAAATAGACAAAGGATCCGTATGCTGACTCCCAGTTGAATTATATGTAATTCCATTAATGACAGAAGGACCGTCGGTAAAAATGTTAACATACGATCCAGGAGTGTAACCAGGAATCTTCATTCTTGTGGATGTCTGTATAACGGCATATGTCTGTCCATTATTAAAAGTTCCGAGTGTTGCTCCAGGCAATAGCGTTTGCAATTGAGTACCATTATATGAGTACATTTCAGTTCCAGCTGGTATTACATTGCTTGCAGTTTCAATGATGATTTGATCACTTGTGACTTTATACGCAAGAGGAATTTGATTCCATCCTGCTTTCAAACTTGCCACAAATGTTCTAGTTTGAGATTCACCTGCAGCAATTGCAATATTATTTGTTGGCACTCCATTCTCTGACACAGAATATGTAGCAGGAGCCGTCGAAAAACTCCTCACTTTATAGCTCAATGTCTGATTTGTCGGATAAGAAGCATATGCCTGTATCCACAAATTAGTTGGACTTGAGTTCATGTTTCTAATGTTCCCTGGTGTAGTCAACGTAGAATCATTATTGTAACAAGATTGACTCCGCGCCAAAACAGAATCTGTAGCAGCTCTGGTAGTAACCGACGGATTCAAATCTGCGTCAGGAATGTGGGACGGCAACTGAGAAACTACAACATTTGATAATCCACTGCAAGCTGGTACTGTCAATTCGAAATCATCACAGGCTTTAACAAAGTAATTGATTGTTACCTCCGTCAATTCCGGTGAAGGACTAGTAAGACTGTTGACTACAAATGTACTTAAGATACCATTAATTCCTGGGACTGTCAATTCAGAACCTGGTTCAAAAGGACCTGGCAACTCTGTCAGTGTATCAAACAAGGGTGGAACTCTCAAATAATCCAGAGAACTTCCCCAACCAATCTTAAAAGACATTTCGGTGGTTTCAGTGATATCGATCAAAGAAGAATAGTTCACATTAAACGCTTCACTGTTTGCTACATACTTTGGATCCCAAACGACCCTCAATCTTCCTCGATGATAAGCTGAACAGACCACTTGCATTCTAACTTCTATCGATCCTTTCCAATACGAAAATGGAACTGAAATAAAAGCCATTGGAGAAATGTGTGCCTTTGCATTTTCTATCAGTCCGTGTATAGGAGAAATCGGTACAGAGAAAATGTGTGCATTAACAGCATCTCCCTCTTTCCACTTTCCTTGACCAATGAAACATTCCCTTTTTGCTATTTCTTGTATTGACATATCATCATTATTGCCAATACCTACAGCAGCTGGATCCACAGTGACTTCTTTTGTTGACAATAATGCAAGCGAATAACCTGTATTTACAGTATCAGAAGTTGCATAATCTGTATGATGTGATGTTGCAGTCATCGTGTCTGGTATCATTCGAGGTTTTGAAAAACCGAACAATTTTGCGACATTTGAAACATTACGCGCACCAACTTCAGTAGCTTTGGCAAATCTCCCTATCACAGGCGCTTCTGATAAATCCGCAGCAATATCAGCAATTTTCGCCGCAGGTTCACTAACACTGCCGTACTCACCACTCTGAGGTTGCAAGTCTATGGGTTTCAGTGAGGTTGGAGTGCTCAGATCTACATCATACGCACTTACCACTACTGTAATGACAATTGCGTCAGTGGACCCGTTCGCATGGAAAAGAGGGCTTAAATCTTTTATCTGTATGATTCCCATACTTCTCCAATCCCCTCTTATTATATCTAGAGTGCTTTTTGGCCAAATAAATGGCAAATCTAATTCGCCTCCTTCACTTGTCGTAGGGTCCATATATACATGATTTCTTTGACTCATCTCAACCAAATCTGCAAAGCCTGGCGAAAAATTGGTCCTTTCATCACTGTTTGGCAAAGGAACATAACTTGCTATCATTCTTCCATAATAAAATGGATTCCCGTTAATAAAGAATTGAACTTTCAATCGCATTTTCAAGTTTGCAAAATGTGCCAATCTGTTTGAAATTCTAGGATCTTCACAAAATGCACGCCAAGGATTCAATTCTCTGAAAAATGACACGCCTGTTTCCCATCTGTACGACGCAACTCTGACGGGTCTTGAAAAGAAACCATCATTTGTGTCCATGGTATGTTGATGTTCTGATAATTTCAAGTCTTTTTCTTCAACAGAACTGGTCCATGGTGATGTAGTATTAGACACAGACATCACTCCAACTGTGTGTTTTTTGTTTAATTGCTTTCCTGTAAACATAACCCGATAATTTGTTGAAAAACCTGCATGGAGGGTTGTTACTGCAGGTTCATGATAGAACGATACTAGGTGTCTAAGCACATCTCCGTTGTTCCAAGCGAGAGATGAGTAATCTGTAGTGTCACCTAGGACTTTATAAAACGGAATATACATCGTTTCCCGGTCAAGGGTTTCTTGAGACTGTAATTCTAGATAATCAGAGACTGAAAAGTCTTCTTCAATATCAGAAATATCATCGAACGTCTCGGTCGATTTTTCTACATAAAATCTGTCCATCAACTCTGCACACATATAAGAATAAGGCCTAGTGAGGATCTTCTTAACCAGAATATCTTTGTCAATCCGCGTGAATGCTTCAAGATACAACTTTCTGTAGAATTCGTAGAGCACTTCCCCATGTCTTGTGAGCTCAAACATGGCATTATGTAAATTTTGTACAAGAAAACTGTTCATATCTATTTTTCCTTTTTTCCAACAATACAATGATTTATGAATTGAATTGACATCCAAGGGAGCCACAATACGTTGCAACACTTCATGATAAGTAAAACTCCTTTTGCAGAATGTGACTTGAAAAATGTTTTGATATGGAATAATCGCATCTCCAGTATTTTTATGAGCATCTGTAAAGCCCAAGTTTATTGATTTGCAGAATTCGTATTCGTCCCGAGCATCCATGACAAGACTGGAATATAAACAATCATCCCCCTGGCAGATTAATTTTACATAATCACGGAAAAATAAGTCCTTTGGCAAAACATAAGTACCTTCAAAGAACCGTGAAAAGAAGCAACATCTTTTCAAAAGTGAATTTCCTATACAATTTCCGTGTAATGTCACCAAAATGCCAGAAATTTGTATCAAATGAGCTAGAAGTACTGCACCATTGAAACAAACATAAGTTGCAGCTATCTCGGAAAAAATCGTTCCTATAGCAGCCACATCTTCGGGGGGATATCCCATAGCCATTGCTAATCTCATATAGCAAATTCCTATGGCTCTTAGGAGTTGTCCATTAACACTGAGATCCCAGCTTTTGTAATCCCCTTCCACTACTCTATCAGGACCAAAATCTTGCGTGAGAAATGTGAAAACACTGCCCCACTCATCGTTGAATGCATTGATTCCAGCAGCACATTCTGATATAAAGGGGAAATCCATTAAAATATTATTTAAAGGGATAAAAAGACTCCTCATGACTAACAATACAATACAGGGTATAGTGTAAAACACCCGCGTATTTTTCTTCACATGCCCATTGTCATCTAACTTCACAGGTTCATCTTTCAAAGCAGTCTTTACAACAAAGTTCTCCCTTTGTCCTCTGCGAAATTTTTCAAGCACTCTGTCATATTCTGTCTTTCCCAAATCGTTTAGGGTATAATGTTTTGTGCCGTCTTCCAAGTATTCTTTTACAAGAAAAGTCTCTTCCTTAGGTCCGCGCTTGCCAAAACCGCTTGAAGTGGTTCCGTCAATTTGATTCGCGAATCTGTTGCCTTTGATTCCATTTAATGTTTCATCAATATTTAACATTTGCCTTCTTGGGTAGTCAGGTCTCCGTACCAATTCTTCCAAAGGAACCACAAAATCTTCAATCGCATGCGCTAACAGCGCCGGATTTATGGTCGACATTCCATTGGTCGCGCTTTCCAAAGCAGCACAATGATCGCGATTGCTTAATAAGCGCGGAGGTCCATATTTGATGGGAACTCCCAATTCTTCCAGCGGTTGCTTAAGACTGGTGTATTCAACACAAGAATGCGGCTTAGTAACCTGTTTCGGTGAAAAACAAATTGGATATATTTCTTTCTCCACCAACGAAGGGAAATAAGTGACAAAGGATTTTTCTGTAAAATCTTCCTCCAACAATTCTTCCTCTCCGTAAGGACAAGTTTCTATTTCTGTACCAAAACCCATGGGACCAATCATGTTTCCTTCTGGAGTAAGTGAATACATACGCATACTTTCAACCCAAGATTTCTTCATAATTGCTGCTACACAACTTCCATTGCTTCCTGCACAATGATATCCCAGAAGTCGATGTGGTTTATCTTTAGTTATCAACAATGATCCACATTCTCCGGCTTGTGTTGGATTTCGAACTTCATACGTATATCCAAATTTCGGGATTTCTGGGTTTCTAGCTTTGATCGCTTCATACTGGGTATAAACTTCTTCATGTGTGATAGTTTTCCCATCGATTGATATTCTCACCAACCAAGCGACCCCAGAATATTTTTCATCGGTTAACATATGAGTGGAGTCATAGCACGCTGGCATGCCAGTAAATTGCAAAAAGACAATATCCGTTTCTCCACTATCTGAGTGTGGAATATACGCATTGCATACAGTCAAATTCCTCTCACTTTTTTGCATTTTGACATTGACTGTAAAATGTTTCTTATTAAGACGCTTGTATGAATGCAGAGGCATGATACCAAATCTATCACCGAAGAAATGTATTCTCCAGGTGAGTTCAGTTCCAATTTCTGTAGCTGTGGAGGCATGTCCAAAAACACCGGGAATTCTTTCGAGTATTTGCTGAAAAGTCATAGTCTTCAGTCTGTGTGCATACACAGTAGGTTGTTTTTGTGTCCGCTGCCATATATCATATTCAGACCGTCTTTTTTCAATCTGTTCACCAGTTGGATCTGACAGAATTTTGAATTTTTCTGCACTACGATCGGCTTCATCAGACTGGGAAGAATATAACATATCTCTGGCTGCCAAAAGTTGTCTAATGCAAGTTGCTATACCGACTATTGAAATAGTGGAAATTAATATACACTTTTTATTCCTTTCAATGAAACTTCGTAACACATCCTGAGTGTAAATATATACAACTGCTCTTCCATAGCTCAACCCAGTGATTAAAAAACATGCAACTAAAAACATTACCGTCATGAAAATTGATAACAAATCGCATGTAGAAAAGAGAATCAAAGTAAACAAACACAATCCCATTATTCTTCTTTCAATATTTTCTAGTCGAACAAAAGCTACAATACACCCCCGAACAAAATGCGAACAAGTGAAAACAGATAGTCGTGTAGCTAGCCAACCAAGCCTAGTGTTGAGTCTTGCACTCAAAAACGCCAATCGGAAATGAAGATTCATGCAGAATTCGTCTATTGGAAAGTAATTAAGCAAAAAGCCAAATTCTGGTTCTAAGTCCTTTTTCTTCCTTTCGACTTTATCAAACAATTCTCTCATTTTTTCTTTGTGATCCGAAGTGCATGTACAACTTCCGTTTTCAATCAAAAAACATGTATCACATCTGGATGCGGTATTTCTATCAGCATACCGATTCATATTATCATTTTGGCGAGCCTGATGTAATTTATACTGGGTCGCCACTTGAGAAATGAATCTATTTTGGTCCATCCAATCACTTGTGTAATGTTTTGACACCGTTTTTGGCCCTTCTGACTTCCACATATATGAGCGTATCTTCAAATGGCCTGGTTCTCTGCCGAGCTCCGCACGTCTTTGATCTAAACGTTGTAAATTTAGAGTCCCTGCATGCGTTGCATACTCTTCAACAAGTTGGGCTTCATAGCAATGCAAACGATTCAGAGCTGCAATGGGTGTATTATAAATTTCACGCACTCCAAAATCATCCAAGTTTGAGGTGCACATGATCAATTCATAATTATAAAAGATTTTCCCCTTGCGAGAGACGTCTGACTGGTTTGTAGGTTGTGGCACGTTGTTTACAGCTTTAACTAATCTTCCTATAGAAGACAACGCAGGATCTGAAGTCGATATTTTAGTCGCTCCAACATCGTCAAATACCACAACTTTAGTACTGTTTTTTGTACAATCATCAAATTTCTCTCCATCTGAATAAGCAATACATGAACCTGGTGGAAAAGGTCCTTGCTTTCTAGCACTACCGCAGGCTTCTCGAATTTCTGTCGTGAGAAAAGATTTGCCAATCTGCGAAGGCCCAAAAATTGCAATAGCATAAGGTTCTGGGCGTTTTTCTTGAGCATTTTTGGCTACTTCCATTGCTTCTATAGTCTTCTTGATTTTTGTCAAACTGGACATCAAGTATATTTCGACTTTTTTGCTTTGTTTGGCTTCTGCCTGATTCATTTTGATAGTAACTCTATCTGCCAAATTATTTAAATTGGCCATTGACTTATCAAATTTTTCGTTGTCAAAATATAAAGCAAGCCCTTCCAAAAGAGCTTCTGCTTCAATTAATCCATTGACTATCTGAGTCTGCAGCGCATCGGGAAATATCATCTCTTCAACTGGAATGCCTTTTCTTAATTTGTCAATTGTATTTAAACAAAAAGAGGCAATATCCAATAGCATATCAAGAAGTTTAATCTCTCCTGTTTTTGGGAAAATGTTTTCCTCTGCTGCTTCTAAAAGGTTTTGGAGTTTTTGATTACTCACAGATTTTGAAGGTTGTAGACCAAAATACATAGCAACAGTTGCTACTTTGAAAATAAATTGGCCAATAGGATTGTATGAAATCAATTGTACTTTAGATCTCATATTATCAAATTCTTCTCCAAGTCCTCCTTCTGGCATCAAATGGTTGTGACACAAGGCATAGAGATCACTCATATCTCCTATCGATATATGATGTAAAAACTCATGAACGAACAGAGTTATGATTCCTTTTTGAGACGTTTGCAATGACAGCAAATATGAAAATGATAGCATTTTGATGACTGCATCAAGCACTTTTTCTGTTGTGCTTTTCCCTTGCAATTCCTGCAATGAAGACGCAAATTTCTCCCTCACCTGCATTAAAAATGTAGCGTCAGGAGGTCTCCTAGCGTCTACATACTTTTTCAACATAGCATTTATTTTTTCCATGGTTGTGGGTAATTCAAGATTAAAATCTTCTCTTTCTGCTTCACTGTGTTTTATCCGACTAATGATTTTTTCAACTTCCACATCAAGTTCCATCTGTACTTCTCCGGATTGGGGCTGCATTCCCTCTCTGCGTGCTTTTTTCCTCTTCTTGCGCTGTTTATTTGACTGTTTGCGCGCATATCTTTGAGTATCTCGCATGTTCCTGGAGTGACTCCGTTCTTTGTGATTCAAGTTGATATCTAAATGTTCAAGACTTTCAACAATTCCTTCTTCATTCTCGCTTTCCTTTCCAGGATCAGTTAATGGAATGGTGACATTAACTGTTTTCTTGTTGGTGTTAGCCTCTAGCATACTAACATTACCCGGTGCCTGACGACTTAATCTGCTTGCCATTATAGTGACTTTCATTTTAGGCTGTGGGTTAAGAGAAGGACGAGGGTTTAGGTGCCCTTAAACCTGTTTTCAATGTAACAAAATACATCCGTATAGCTATTTATATTTCCGTTCAATGCGACTACTTAAAAAGTTTTATGTCTTAATAAAGACTCCGAATCAATTGCAAATATATTTCACTATCCTCCTTATATCTCTTATTTTACACATTCAACTTCATATCCTCGGACGCTACTCCTCAAATCCATTGTTCATGCTCTCCCGTCGTAAAAAGGAGGGGTTTGTTGTTAAGTGGTTAGCTCAGCCCTGCAAGACAGGCCCAACGTACCGCACATTAATGTGTTCGGTCTAAGCTCGCTCTTAGTCCCGACAAAGATTTATATATCTGGCATAAAGTACATGACTAATAATATTAAATTACTCGAAAACAAACAAGTCTAAAAATACTACTCGTTTCTCATTGCCAGAGACTTAAATCAATTACTTGATTTAAGATTTTTTTCCCTTATTCTTCTATAAGGATCCTAGGTTCATATTCTCATACTAGGTATTTTAACATTTCTATCAATCATCTCTTCGTACTGATGATTGAGGGATTCTTAATCAAGCATTAAACATTCACAGACAGTTTAAAGTACTGGTATTCCGCCATAACTTGGCAATGTTTAACGATCATCAATCGTTCGTGCAACGTTACTACACGAAAAAAAATTTTTGAATTTTATGTCTTGCCTTAACAAAGGATTCAATTCCCTACTGATTACATTTTTTATAGTGGTGTAATATCCACTACACGTAGCATTTTCCTAGCCCCTGGGTTCTAATTTTCCTACATACCAGGCGTTTTGACATTTATATGTCTATAACGTTCGTTAAGCAATTAAATATTAAATGATGAAAAGATCATTTAAATACCGGACTAGTCGCAGTCCGCCGTTCATTACCGTGCAAGGCGACAACTCGCACAAAAGACTCCATTAACA